TGGTCCTAAAAATATAGGAGAAAAAATATCTGATATAACTATAAAAGAGGGTAATAAATTTAATTATTTATCAATAAAAGATATAAAAGGTAGAAATTTTTATAGTGGAGGAACAATACCTTTTATAGTACAAGACAAAGAAGGAAGCATATCTTATGATGAATCTAAAAGAAGCAGTAAACCACAATTGGATAGACTTTTTAAAGATCTTGGTATAGATCCAAATAAAATAGCCGAAGGATTAAAACAGTATAAAAAAGAGGGAGAAAGTAGTCAATATCAAACTGCTATTAAAAAACAAGGAGATAAATCTCAAAATTTAGAAGACTTTAAAAAGTTTCTAGCATCAGGATACGGATATGGATATTGGTATGTTAGAAAAAAGGCGAAAGGTGAATTATTTGTGAAGTTTCTAGCAACAGAACAAGACGCTATGGATATGATAGGAAACATATCAGAAGTACAAATTAAATACCCTGGACCAAATACTAAAACTACAACTATAAAAGTTATAACTGATGATAAAAGCATACTTGACACAGACTATATAATAGAGCTTAGAAATGATGATAAAGCTATTATTCCTATTTCATTAAAAATGAAAAGCACTAAATAGATTTTAAATATAATTGAATAAAAACTTAAGTTATGGCAAAGAAAAATCAAAGTTATAAAACCATTCGTACAATAGAGGGCATAAAAATGCACCTTTATGAATATGAAACTGGTAAACACAAACCGCATTCACAAACAGAAGCCGCTATTCAGTATCCAAAAGGCATAAACAAACCTGATGAATACTATTTATATGGTATAAAATATAGTTTTAATGAATGGTTAGAATTGTCTAGATCATCTAGAACTACAGAATCTTCTGAAGATTTACAAGAATAGTAAATATTTATAAGTAAATTGATATATAAATGTCATTTGACTTATTAAAATACATAACCGTTTAGTGTCTTTACTGATACCAAAGAGCATAAAAAATGGCAGATCAACAAATTGACATTAAGCAAAAGATAAAAGAAGAGTTCATAAAATGCGCTCAGGATCCAGTTTACTTCATGAAGAAGTACTACATGATCCAGCATCCGCAAACTGGTAGACAGCTCTTCAATCTATACCCATTTCAGGAAAAAGTACTAAGACTGTTTCAAAAACATGATTATTCTATAATCAATAAATCTAGACAGTTAGGTATATCTACGCTTGTATCAGCTTATTCTTTATGGATGATGCTATTTAACAAAGATAAAAACATTCTTGTTATAGCAACTAAACAGGATACCGCTAAGAACATGGTAACTAAAGTACGTTTTGCGTATCAGAATTTACCAACATGGTTAAAGATAGGTGCTACTGAAGATAACAGATTGAGTTTACGTCTTGCAAATGGATCTCAAATAAAAGCAGTATCAGCCGCAGGAGACGCAGGTCGTTCTGAAGCAGTATCATTATTAGTAATAGATGAAGCGGCTTTCATTGATAATATTGAAACTATATTCACAGCTGCTCAACAAACTCTTGCAACAGGTGGTGGATGTGTTGCATTATCTACACCTAATGGTGTTGGTAACTGGTTTCACAAAACATATATCCTTGCTCAAGAGCAAAAGAATAAGTTTTTACCTATATCATTACCTTGGATAGTTCATCCAGAAAGAAACCAAGCTTGGAGAGATGAACAGGATTCTACTCTTGGAAAAAGAAATGCAGCGCAAGAGTGTGATTGTAATTTCTCCACTTCAGGAAATACTGTTATAGATCCTGATATTCTCACATGGTATGAAGAAAGCAGCATGATCTCAGAACCAATTGAGAGAAGAGGAGTAGAAAGAGCACTATGGATATGGGAATATCCTGATCCTACAAAGTATTATGCTGTATTTGCAGACGTTGCTAGAGGAGATGGAAATGATTATTCAGCTTTTCATGTTATAGACATAGAAGCTATGACACAAGTAGCAGAATTTAAATCGCAGATAGATACTAGAGAATATGCTAATCTTCTATTAGCGACAGCAACAGAATATGGCACAGCTCTATTAGTAGTTGAAAATGCAAATATAGGTTGGGATGTAGTTCAAACTGTAATTGAAAGAGGCTATACTAATATGCATTATAGTTGGAAAGGTGAACAGAATACTGATTTCACAAACTATGTTAACAAACTAAACACAGGTATAGGAGCAGTTCCAGGTTTTACTATGTCAGAAAAAACTAGACCTTTAGCTGTAGAGAAATTAAGATTCAATATAGAAAACAAAATAGTTATCATTAGATCTATAAGACTTTTAGAAGAGCTTAGAGTTTTTGTTTGGAAAAATGGAAAAGCGCAAGCTATGCAGAGTTATAATGATGACTTAGTTATGTCTTTCGCTATGGGAATGTATCTAAGAGAAACTTCTTTAAGATACAAAACCACAGCAGATAATTTAACTTACGCAGCATTAAATAATTTTACGCGTACTGAGGACAATTCTGTTACTTATAATGCAAATAATCAGTATAATCAAAATCCGTGGGTTATGCAACTACATAATACTCAAGGAGAAGACACTCACGATTTAACATGGTTACTATAAAAAAATAATATGGAACAAATTAAAAAACAAGAAAACTTATTCTCAACTCTTAGAAGACTTTTTTCAACAGATGTAATTATCCGCAATGAAGGTGGAGATATGTTGAAAGTAATGGATCCAAACACCATACAAAAATCAGGTGTTATACAGACCAATTCTTTGATAGATAGGTTTAATAAAGTATATACAACTTCTACAGCTTACGGAGCAAATCTTAACTTAGCACAAAACTATCAATCAGCACGTGTACAGATCTATGCTGATTATGATGCTATGGATACAGATGCTATTTGCTGTTCTGCGTTGGACATTGTAGCAGATGAATGTACGCTTAAAAATGAACAAGGAGAAGTGCTTCAAATCAGATCAGCTGACGAGAACATTCAAAAGATATTATATAATTTGTTCTATTCAGTATTGAACATAGAGTACAACTTATGGTCTTGGGTTAGAAATATGAGTAAGTATGGAGATTTCTATTTAAAATTAGAGATCTCAGAGAAGTTTGGAGTCTATAATGTAATACCATTTGGTGCATATAATATAATTCGTGAAGAAGGATTTAATCCTGAAAATACACAAGAAGTTAGATTCAAATATGATCCAAATGCAACATTAGCGTCATCAGCTGGATATAGCAGACAACAAAATCAAGACACTGGTATTTGGTTTGATAACTTTGAAATGGCTCACTTTCGTTTAACTGGTGATGTTAACTATTTGCCATATGGAAGATCTTATCTTGAACCAGCTCGTAAACTGTTTAAGCAGTATGTATTGATTGAAGATGCGATGTTAATTCACCGTATTGTTCGTGCACCTGAGAGAAGAGTATTCTATGTAAACGTAGGCGCAATTCCTCCTGGAGAAGTTGATAACTATATGCAGAGAATGATGCAGAAGATGAAGAAAACTCCTCTTATGGATCCTCAAACTGGTAATTATAACTTAAAATATAACCAACAAAACTTACTAGAAGACTTCTTTATTCCTATGAGGGGTAACGATACAACTACAAAAATCGATACCGCAAAGGGACTTGACTATAATGGAATAGAAGATGTAGCCTACTTTAGAGAGAAGCTTTTTGCAGCTCTTAAAATACCTAAAGCTTTCATGGGTTATGAAAAAGATTTAACAGGTAAAGCGACACTTGCAGCTGAAGACATCAGATTTGCAAGAACAATCGAAAGATTGCAAAGAATTATTGTAAGTGAGCTTACTAAGATAGCTCTAGTTCATCTGTATGCTCATGGATACACATCAGAATCAGCAGCTAATTTCACTCTATCGTTAACTAATCCATCTATTATATATGATCAGGAGCGCATTGCTCTATTCAAAGAGAAGATTGATTTGGCAAAACAAGCAATGGAAGGCAATTTGCTTCCTCTTGAGTTCATATATGATAAGATATTCCACTTCTCTGAGGATCAGTACTCTGAGCTCGAGGATATGATTGTGGAAGACAAGAAGAGAGCTTTCAGATATAATCAAATCCAAGAAGAAGGTAACGACCCAGCTGATACAGGAACAGCATTCGGAACTCCTCATCAAATCGCTAGTCTATACGGTGGAAAAGAAGACATTTTAAATGTTCCATATGGCTATGATGAAAATAAAATGGGAAGACCAAAAACATTTGCATCAATAAAAGATACAGATAAATCTCCATTTGGAAGAGACAGACTAGGTAGAAAAGCCTATAGCAAAAACGCTGAAACAGGAGAAGACAGAAACAAAGTAAGCTTCACAGGTGATTCAGTATTAGCATTAGAGAGTACTATGGCTGAATTTCTAAGAAACAAAACAGCTCTAGAAAAGATGTTTAGCAAAACAAAAGCGAGAAAAGTTAAGCTTTTTGAAGAATCAGACCTTCTTAAAGAAGATAACATTAAAGACGACCTAGATTAACTAATTCAGAGGTATATAGATATTTATTGAAAGCAGATAAGTACGCAAAAAATGATTAAACATTCAAAGTACAGAAATACGGGCATTCTATTTGAGCTTTTGGTGCGCCAAACGACCTCAGATTTGATTAACAATCAAGACTCTAAAGCTGTAAAAATACTAAAAAAGTATTTCTCAAACACCGATTTAGGAAAAGAGTATAGTCTCTATACTTCTTTATCTAACAGTCCAAAGTTGAGCGAAGCCAAAGCAGAAATATTGATTTCTACTCTCATAGAGCAGTACAAGAAGTTAGATGTTGAAAAAATCAATAAGTTAAAATACAATCTTATAAAAGAGATCAAACAGAATTACGATTTGGATAACTTCTTCAAAGCTAAAATAGAAAATTACAAACCGTACGCTTCTATTTACACGCTTTTTGAAGCCCAAAACACTAAATCTGTAGACACAAAGCAGATCGTATTTAACAAAATAAATCTTTTAGAACACCTAACAATCGAATCAGTCGATAAAGTCTCAGCTTCAAAGTCAATCATTCAAGACTTTATGAAAGAGGACAAAGAAATCAGATTGATAGCTTACAAGATACTTGTAGAGAAATTCAATGACAAGTACAAGAACTTCACAGACAAACAAAAGTCTATTCTTAAAGAGTACATAACGAACGTATCAGACACGAAAAATTTAAGGGATTATCTTAACACAGAACTGAATTTTATAAAGAAAGAGTTGACTGTGTTGAAAGAATCTACCAAAGATCAAGTTATAAAAATAAAATTGGAAGAAGTACTTAAGTTCATTAAACCCATAAAAGAGAATCACTCTATTAAGGACGAAATGGTAACTGGAATTCTACAGTATTACGATCTGATCGATGAACTTAAATCTAATGGCAATGGATAATTTTAACAATCAATTTGCAACTCAAAAACTTCGCGAAGAGGATTACACAATTGACGAGATCTCAGAAATAGATGAAGAATCTGTTACGGGAGCTGGAGCTAATTTTATTCCTGGCAAAGATGGACATTATGCAACACCAAAAGCATTTAAAAAAACAATTGATGAAGAAACAAGTGATCAATTCATTGTAAATAAGGTTTGGGATTTTCTTGAATCCCGTCCATTTTACAATAAAGAATATATGCCAAAGTTTTCAACAGCTGAGGAAATATATAATGAGTTTGGTCCTGAAGAATTAAAAATGTACTCTGATTTTGATTGGAAAGGCAACACTGAGCCAATTCATCGTAGAGAAAAAGCAGCTTTACATCGTATAGGAATAATGGATAAAAAATCCATTAATAAAAAAGTTAAAATAGTGGATCCTAATAGTAGATTTCATGGAAGAACAGGAGAAGTTCATGATACTCATGAAGATGGATCAATGATGATCGTGTTAGATGGACCAGGAAATCCTACAGTAACAGTGCCAGCCAACTCAGTAAAATTTTTAGAATCAGTAAACGAAAACTACTCTAAGTTTAAAACAGAGACTAAAACTAAAACTAACGAACAGCAATTTCACAGTGCTGTAAGATTGGCAGAAAAGAAGATTAGAGAGGCAAACAAGATTCTAGAGTATACAGCTCAACTTAAGAACGAATTGAATGAAGTTAAAACAAGTAAGAACACTCAAAAACTCATGGAAAGAATGACCAAAGGTATCGCTGAGGCTTATGGTAAAATGAAAAAATTAAAATAACATGAAACCATTCGATTTCACAAAATACATTTTGAACAATCCTCTATTAAAAGAGTCCAAGCAGCTCAATGAAATGAGAGCTCAAGAGACCGTAGTTACCAGCGCGAACAAACTGAAGTCTGTATTAGGAGGCGAAACCTTGCAATCTGAACTGGGACCTGCCTTTGATTGGCAATCTATAGACCCCTCTCTAAGATTGAAAGCACCTTTCAAGGACGTGTACTTTCAAATTGTTCCCAAGGGCGAAGTAGAATCTGACGACGAGGAGTTGGGTTGGTATATATATGCTGCGTACTCTTATCGCAACACTACTCATAGTGCTAACGTACGCGCTGCTGAAAACATCAAAGATTTCATACTATCTAAGAGCTAAATGAAAAAATTAAAATAACATGAACCAATTTAACTATACGCAATATCTTAAAAATAACCCTTTATTAAAAGAAGGTGTGGCTGAAAAACTTAAAAATGCAAAAGAAGGCGAAGTTGTTGAATTAGTTCTTGATGATAATAAAACTGTAAAATATAAAAGAGTTGGAACAAATAAAAGTGGAGAGCCTACTTTTAAAAAATTAGAAGGAGACAAATTAGTAGGAACTGCAGGAGCATTATCAATTTCACACATAAAAAGCGTAAAATAACAATATGAAACCATTTAATTATAACAAATATCTTAAAAATAATATTCT